CAACGTAATCACGCCTCCCACTGTGATCAGCGGCTGGCATGTGAACTATGCCGGTGAGCCACCTGAAGCGTGGGAGCAGTATCTGGTAACGCCGCAGCATCCATCCAGGGTGTGGGCATGAGCTGCTCAGACTGACCCACAGATTCACCCCCACCGATGCCATCCAAACGCGAATCAATCCTGGCGGCAGTGGCTACCACGCTGGTCGGCACCACTGGCGTTAGCACCAGGATCTACCGCTCCAGGGTGGAGGCGTTCGCCCGCAATGAAGCGCCAGCGCTGGTAATCGAGCCAGGCACCGATTCAGCATCTGAGGAGCTGGTGAGCAACTGCAAGATCGACTGGCGACTGCCGGTGCTGATCGCGGTCTACACCCGTGGCGCCATCCCCGACCAGCTGGCCGATCCGATCATCATCAGCCTGCACAGCAAATTGATGAGCGATCGCACCCTCGGCGGATTATGCATGGACATATTCCCTGGCACAGTGGACCCCCAGCTTGAAAAAGCCGACCAGCCCGCGCTCTGGACCGTCTGCACCTACAACGTCCGCTATCGCTCCAGCGTCGCTGATCTGACCACCTGATCACGCTCCATAGCCTGTCGATGGCGTTAACACCTGGCGATCGTGGCGAAGGAACTACCCCCTCTCCCATCAGAAGGTGGTTCATACCTATTGGATGCAAAGAAGAACCAATGGGTATTGATCGAAGAAACGCCAGCAGACCTGCCTATCCCCGAGAGCACCAATGGCACTGAGTCGTAAGCGTTTACTGCTGGCAAAGATCGAAACCACCTACGGCACTGACCCGACCCCAGCGGCAACTGATGCGGTGCTGGTGTCAGCCCTTGAGGTGCAGCCGCTGCAGCTGGAGCTCAAGGACCGCGAGCTGATCCTTGGCTATCTCGGCAACACTGAGATGATGGTGGGCCAGCGCCTGGTCAGCGTCAGCTTCGACGTGGAGATCGCCGGCTCTGGCACAGCAGGCACAGCGCCCAAGTGGTCGGCCCTGATGCAGGCGTGCGGGTTCAGCGAGACGATCGTGGCCGTCACCAGCGTCACCTATGCCCCTGTGAGCGCCAGCTTTAAGGGCGTGACGCTTTACTTCTTCGCCGATGGCGTGCGCCATAAAGTCACCGGCTGCCGCGGCACCTGGAGCATGGCCTTGGAAACTGGCGAGATTCCTAAGATCTCCTTTTCTTTCACCGGCATCTTCAACGCACCAACGGACGAGACACAGCCTTCGCCCACGTTCAGCAACCAGGCCGATCCTGTGGTGGTCAACAGCGCCAACACCGCCACCCTGCAGGTGCATGGCTACGCCGCTTGCCTGAGCGCCTTCAGCCTCGACCTAGCCAACGAGACACCATTCCGTCAGCTGGCCGGCTGCACCCAGCAGGTGATGATTACCGACCGCAAGCCCGAGGGTGAAGTCACAATCGAGGCGCCAACGATCGCCGCCAAGAACTACTTCAGCGCTGCTAGCACACAGGCAGCCGCCCAGTTCTCTTGGGTCCACGGAACCACTGCAGGGAACATCGTGACCTTCACGGCGCCGACCTGCAATCTGGGCTCCCCAGAATATGACGACAGCGACGGCATCATCATGCTGAAGCTGCCCTTCATGCCGCAGCCAACCGCTGCAGGCAATGATGAGTTCACCCTTGCTTGCACTTGATCCATGGGCTTCATCCTCGAGCAAACGCCTAGCTTTTCCTGGCCAATCACAATCAGGGAAACCCAAGACGGCGGCCGCTACCGCACCCACACATTTGAGGCAGTCTTCAAACGGCTGCCACAGAGCCGCATGGATGAAATCGCGCTTGACTATCAGCGCATCAAAAGCTTTGCGGCACGCGATGAGGTGATCAACGAGCTGCCTACCAGGGCAATCGCCAGCGAGATCCTGATCGGCTGGACTGGCATCTTTGAGCCAGACAACACCACGCAGATCCCTTACTCAGAAGACAGCAAGGCGCAGCTGCTGGAGATCTCAACAGTCGCTGACGTGCTCGTTACCACCTACATCGAGAGCGCAGAGAAGGCCAAAGCAAAAAACTAACAGGCGCTGTGGAGCATCTGCTTCATGGCAGCAGCGCCAATAAAGAGCTGCTTGCTGATGCTGCAGCCTTTGGCATGACCTTGCCGGATGCAATCCTGGCGCCGAAGGTCTACCACATCTGGCCCGAGCACATGGATGTGCTGAGCCTGTTCCTGCGCTGCATGACGCAATGGCGCTGCGGTGCTAGTGGTGTGATCGGGCTGGACTATGGCGTGGTGTTGCAGATGGCTAGCCTGTATCAGATCACCGAGGATCTGGCCGGCGTGATGGAAGACCTGCAGATCATGGAACTGCACGCACGCGACCTGATCAACAAGGAGGCGAAGTAATGGCATTGATGCAGGCGCTGCTGAAAATTAAGGCAGACGTTGAGGGGTCGGGCGCTGTCCAGGCGCTAGGTCGATCCATTAACGGGCTGGGCAGTGCCGCTAGCAGAGTGTCAGGCGGGCTCAAAGGTATGGCTGGTGCGGCTGGTGGCCTAGGTGGCGCGCTAGGTGCATTGGTGCCGCTTGCCACTGGGGCGGGGCTGATCACCCTGGCAAAGAACTCAATGGATAACGCAGCGAAAATGTTTGACCTAAGTCAGAAGACAGGCGTCAGCGTTGAAGCGTTGAGCAGATTTTCAAAGGCTGCCAAGGTCAGCGGCACTGATGTTGAAGGCGTTACCAAGGCAATGATTAAATTAAGCAAGGGACTGGTGGAAGCGAAGAACGGTCAAGGGCAAGCCGGTGAAGCGTTGAAGTCGATGGGAATCAGCGCAGTAGATGCAAACGGCAAGTTAAAAGATACAGATCAGATCATGTTGGAAATATCCAACAAGTTCAAGGCAATGCCTAACGGAGCTGAAAAAACCGCAATAGCGCTGCAACTGTTCGGTAGAGCTGGCGCCGATATGATTCCAATGCTGAATATGGGCGGCGAAGCCATCGGCAAGCTTGGCGCAATGACAACTCAATACGCCAAGGATGCCAAGGCGGGCGAAGTTGCCATGGTGACCTTGCAAGGCAAGGTGGGTATGTTGGGCGGCAAGCTGGCTGTGGTGCTGCTTCCGTCAATCACCGGAATAACTGAGTCGCTGGTAAGGCTGCTTGATGGCTTCAATGCGCTGCCTGGCCCGATGCAGGGAATAATTGTTGCCGCTGGTTTGCTGGCAATCAGCTTTGTTGCCTTGGCTCCGGCCATTACTGCTCTTGCTTCCATCGGCCCCGTCCTGGCCGGTCTAAAGATCGGCGCCACCATCGCCGGTTGGGCGGGAGCCATTGGCCCTGCAATCGCAGCGATCAGTGCCGCATTTACCGGCCTGCTGACCTTCCTAACCGGCACCCTGCTGCCTGGCCTGATCGCCTTCTTCTCCGGCCCTGTCGGCTGGACCGTGCTCGCTGTTGCTGCAGTGGTAGCGATGGCAATCCTGTTCCGCAAACCGCTGCAAGATTTTGCCGGGTGGCTGGTGAGCTGGGGCAAGCCGATCAGTCAGTTCTTTACCGATTACGTCACCACTCCAATATCGAAGGCGTGGCAGTCGATGGTGGAGTTCCTGCCCAAAGCATTAAACACAGCCGCAACCACAATTAAGAACGTATTCACTGGCGTTGGCACTGCCATCAAGGGCGTCCTGAATGGCATCTTGCGCGGTGTCTTCGGTGCGGTAAATGGTGCGATTGGCAACATCAACAGGCTGATCAATGCCGCAAATAATCTTTCAGCCAAGGTACGCGGACCTCAGCTGCCTACCTTGCCAACGCTCAGTGTTCCCCAGTTTGCCAAGGGCGGCTACGTCGGCCAGGGAACGCTTGCCGTAGTTGGAGAGGCTGGCCCTGAGTACATCATCCCTGCCAGCAAGATGGCAGCCGCATCAGCCAACTACCTCAACGGCGCTCGCGGTGGTGCGGTGATCCCTGCCTATGCCTCTGGCGGCTATGTCGGCGGCGGTAATGCCCAGATCAATGTCACCACTGGCCCTGTGATGCAGCAGGGCGGCCAGCAGTACGTCTCCATGGCTGACCTGGAGCGTGCCATGCGAGCAACGGCTAATGGCGTCTACGCCAGCCTCAGGACACCAGCAGGACGCTACGCCACGGGGGTGCGGTAATGGCTCGCGGCCAATCACAGTTTCTGCGCATCTTCTCTGGCACTACCACCTACCAGCGGTGGCAGTCCTACTACGTCAACACCAGCGTTACCTGGGAAAGCGCAGCCTGGTCATATCAGCCATTTGATGCTGATGGCATCACCGCTGGCGAGGTGCAATCTGAATCCTCGATCTCGGTCACCCTGCCAGCCACTACCAACGTGATGGAGGTGGTACTGCAGGCACTTAATGAAGCCCGACTGGCAGAGCTGCGCCTGTATGAGTTCGACACCATCCTGGGCAACAGCACTCCGCAGACTGGACAGACGCTGATCGCGTCATACCTAGGCGAGGTGGTCGGCGTGCAGGGCGGCTTTACGTCAATCCAGATGCAGCTAGGCAGCAGCCTTTCACCAATTGGCGCTCAAGTGCCGCCGCGTAAGTTCACAACAAAACTAATAGGAGCGCCATGCCAGCTGTAGATTTTACCCCTTACGCTCAAGTTCCCCGAAGGGTTAGGTCAACCTCTGGGGTGATGTCAATTGCAGCGTCAACACTTGGCGGTGGCATGGGACTCTTGCCGGCAGCTGCTGAAACCAGTCCCCCGTTGATTGAAAAGGGGGCAGAAGGCAACAGCTCGCTTGACGTAAAACAGCGCAGCGCAGTTGTAGGTGAGCCGATCCCAATTGTGTTCTGCCGCCGCACTGGTGGCACTGGTGGCGTGCTGATCAGTCCGCCGGCAACAGAGGCCAGATTCTCCGATGATGCATCCAGCAACATCACAGCCAGTTACCACCTGGTCCTGAGTGAGGGCCAGATTGACTCGATCCAGGTGCGCGATGTATTCCAGCGTGCTTGCCGGGTGGGCAGCTTCACCCAGACCTACGACCGGCGAGCGGGCACCTTCACGCCAGGCAACTTCATCGACAACACGCCAAACCTAGAAGCACCAACCTATTGCGGCACCAGCGGCACCTATGACGGGCTGAGCACGATGGCGTTCTCGGTCACGATCCCAGCTGGGTTCGACCAGTGGAACCGTCAGGTGCATTGCTTCATCCGTGGCGGGATCTATGTCTCGCGGCTGCTCGATAGCGTCACAGGCCCAAGTAACAACGTGGCCGATCTGCTGCTGTACCTGCTGCGCAATAGCTCTAGGGTGCCTGAATCAATGATCGACACCACGAACCTGCTGGCAGCGGCGACATTTACCAACGTCAACGGGTTCTGGTTCAATGGCGTAGTCAGCCAATCCACCAACCTGCGCGACTGGATCAGCAACACCCTTCAGTATTTCCTGCTGCGTCAGGCACGGATCGGCGGCAAGGAAGCACTCAAACCCTTGGTGCCAACCAACGCCAATGGCACGATCAAAACCACGGCAGTGAGCTGGGTTTTCACGTTCACCGAGCAGCACATCATCCCAGGCAGCTTTGAGATCACTTACACGCCGCTGGCAGACCGTAAGTTATTCTGCGCCACGGTGCTGTGGCGCCAGCAGGATGATCTAGGTATCCCTGTAATGCGCACTGCTGAGGTGCGTTACACCGGCACTGCTGCCGATGGCCCGTATGAGCAGCACGACCTGAGCGGATTCTGCTCTACTGAAAACCACGCAGTCAAGGTGGGCGCTTACATCCTGTCTAAGCGCAAGCACGTTACCCACCGGCTGCAGATTGGCGTGAAACCTGATGGATACAACCCAACGCTGGCAGCTGGTGATCTGGTGCGAGTGCGCTTGGATCGCATTGCATCTACCGGAGCCGACAGCGTTCACGACTACCTCTACGAGGTGGACAGGATCGGCAAGTCGATCACGGGTGAGGTGCAGCTTGACCTCACGCACTTCCCGGTTGATGCCAACCTGGCCAGCGTGGTGGCACAGGAGGTCAACGCCGCCACAGGTTCTGGCTTGCTGTTGCCAACGGGACTGAGCGGCATCACCTGCGATGTGAACTCGTCAAGCGATACCAGTGTGCCGGCTGAGACGTTTACAGCGGGTGTGTTCTCTGACTACACCAGCAATATCGAAGATTTTGGTGGTGGTGGTGGTGGTGGATTTGGCGATGCTGATCCTACGGATGGCAACCCTGATGATGGGAAGGACAGTCAAGAAGGATCAGGCGATTCTGGCGCTAACCGCAATCTTGAACTGCCTACTTCGGCGCCGTCTGTTGGAGATACAGCTACAGCCCCAATAATTTGCGAGGGTGGCATTACCAGGTGGTACAGGCTAGACCCATCTGTCCCTGGCGGCAGGGTCTATCTCACGCAAGGTCCGTCATACACCATGATAATCAACGATGCAGACTACAGCGTATACGCCGAAACCGAATGCCCTGATCCATCAACGCCTGATGGGTATGGTCCGCCGATTCCGTGGAATCCAACGCCAAAAATTTCTGAGTTTCGCCCGTTGACAAGTGGCACCTTTATCGTCAATTATACCATAAGAGAAATATACAACACGCTATATTATTGCAGTAGCAATACTGTTTACGTTGCCGAATCTGAAATCACTTATACATACTCTAGCACTGTTTATAGTGTTACTGGGTGGCGCTACGGCAACATGGAAGCCACTGAAACATACATTTGCAGCGGACCCAATACTGTAACAAGTATCCCGATGGGCATAGTTGTTAAAAAATCTAACGGCACCACGCAACACACTGGTGGCATGGCGCCAAGCGGCTCCAGAACATTTACGCCGGTTGGCACTTCGTTTCAGGTTTACGGAAGCAAGAGAATAGAATACACTGTAGATAGCATAACGCAAGACGGAATACCGGTAACGCCATGATAAATACGCGGCTTGCTATTTGCAAATGTTGTTCATTCTTTGAGCCCGCGCTTCAGCGTTGTGCGTTGTGCGGGTGCTTTATGCAAATCAAGGCCCGCATCCCTCAAGCAAAATGTCCTGACGGTCGCTGGTAATCATGCCCACCTTCCCCACCCTCACGCCATCCAGCCGCACCTTCACGCCAGGGCGGCATCCGCACTCGGAAATCCCCACGCTGGATGGGTTGCAGGTTCGTGTGCGCACCAGCAACGTGATTCTGGAGCAGCAGCTACGGCTCACATTTGTGGCGCTGACTGAGGCAGAGATGCTGAGCGTTCGCAGTCACTACATCGGGCAGCAGGGGCGCTTTCTTTCCTTTGACATTCCGAGCAGCCTGCTCAGTGGTATGACCACGCCGGCTAACTTCACGCCTACCGGCTACAGCTGGATCTACGCCAGCGCGCCACAGGTTGAGGACATCCCCTGCGCTCAGCGTTACAACGTCAGCGTTGAGCTGGTGACGGTGCCGCCCGAGGGCGCCAACATCAACGGCGCTGAGTTCACTATCGGCATCACACTGGCAACGGTGACACCACTGGCGCAGACAATCACCATCAGCTTTGCGGCTGGTGCGCCTAGCGTTGAATCGCCAGGGCTTGCTCTCACCATCACCGCATCGCTGGCGGCTGGTGCTGCATCAGGCGCTTAACCTGTAACTATCACTCGGCACAGCTATGGCATCCCTGATCTACAACTCAGCACCTGACAAGATGGCGCGCGGTGACATTGACTTCGACACCAATACTTTTAAGGCGATGCTGGTAACCAGCAGCTACACGCCGAACAAAGATACCCACGACTTTCGCGACGACGTAACCAACGAAGTGAGCGGCACCGGATACACCGCTGGTGGCGTAGCGTCTGCTGTCACCGTCACTAAGGACACCGCCAACGACAAAGTAACCATTCAGTTCGGCGCCGTCTCCTGGGCCAGCAGCACTATCACCGCTCGCGGCTGCGTCTACTACAAATCCCGTGGGGGTGCATCCTCTGCCGATGAACTGGTTGCCTATGCCGATTTTGGCAGCGATGTATCCAGCAGCGGCGGCACCTTCTCAGTGGCTGCCAGCACCATCACGCTTCAGAACTAATGGCCACGTTCCCAGAGCTGGAACCTGCCACCCGCAGCTACGACTTCGGGCTGTTCCCGCTGACGGAGCAGCCATCACTGAGCGCTGGCATCGTGCGGTTCAGGCATAGCGTCACGCCACAGAACTACCAGCTGACACTTGGGTACACCGCGCTCACAGACGCTGAGGCAGCGCTGATCCGCGAGCATTACCAGGCCCAGGGTGGCGGCTACCGCAGCTTCCAGCTGCCGCCGATCGTCTGGAAGGGTCACACCTTCACCGGCAACGTGGCGCCAACCAATACCCGCTGGCGATACATCGAAGCTCCAGAGGAAGAACACCGCAGCGCTGGGTACGTCAACGTGACCGTGGTCCTTGGATCTGATGGCACGATCGACGCTGAGCTAGGGCTGCAGCCGGTTGATCTGACCATTGCCGGCGGCGCCGCGACAGGCGCTTGATCCATAGCCTGAAGCCAAAGCAGCTGAGGCCCGTGATTGAAGTTCTAGCCGCTGTGGCCGGCGCCTCTATCACCTGGGCCGCGATGGGCAGCATGGGGTTTTCACGGCGCAACGATGAAGCGCGGGAGGCCGTTATTCGGCTCACCGCAGGGGTTGAAAACATAGCCACACAGCTACAGATCCTCCACACCGACATCAAAGACGAGCGCAAAGAGATGTTCGGCCGCATTGGCAGCGTCGAGCAGCGCGTCAGCAAGCTGGAGGGGCAGAAATGACCACACCAACCGAGCGCAGTTACCTGCTCCGCTGCCTGGTGGGGCTACTGGCCACCGGCATCGTGATCAGCGGCATCGACCTGGCCGGCTGCCGCATCCGCACCCCGGCCAGCTGTGACGCCCAGTCCAGCGCAATTAGCGCAGCCGTTGGTGCAGCCGCTGGCTGGATCGGTGGCCTTCTCGTACCCACAAAACCATGACCAAAATCTTCCACACCATTGCCCTTGAGCTGGGCCGCATCCTGCTCAAGATGGCCGCTGATCGGGCGCTGCGCAAGGAGCTGCCGGCCATTTATGCCCGCCTGGATCTAGAGCTCCCCTTCCTGCTGATCAACAAAACTCAGCCGCTAGCGGTCCAGGCCGTCGTCACAGACGTGATCGAGGAGAAGATCGGCGGCATTGCTACCGCTACTCAGGTGAGCGCTGTGCTCGGCCTGTACGACCCCGTTAAGGCTGCACTCCGCAACATCCGCCGATGACATACGCCACCGTTCGCGCCGCTGCTGAGCACATCGCCAGAGCTGGCAAGATCACGCCGCATCAGCTGGCGGCATTGACTGCGCACGATGAGTCACTCACCGATGCACAGCGCCAAGCGTTCACGGAGCTGTGGAGGGCGGCGGGGAGTCCGGCGGCGCAACAGTCCGATCTGGCTGCGGCGCTGAGAATTATCAAGGAGTTTGAAGGTTGTCACCTCGATTCCTACGCCGACCCGCTGCACGGCTGGGACGTGGCAACGATCGGCTATGGCACCACCCGCTACAGCGACGGCCGCAAGGTCAAGCAGGGCGACAAGATCAACGCCATCGAGGCGGATATGTTGCTTCGCCAAGAGATCGACCGCATTGCTGAGAAGCTCCGCGCAACTGTGCCGTTCTGGGTGGCGATGGCCGATCACCAGAAATGCGCACTGATCTCATTCGCCTACAACCTCGGCAGTGGGTTCTATGGCGCCGAAGGGTTTGAGACCATCAGCCGCGAGCTTCGCGGGAAGAACTGGCCAGCCGTGCCCGCTGCGCTGCTGCTCTACCGCAACCCTGGCACCAACGTTGAGGCCGGCCTGAAGCGCCGCCGTGAGGCTGAGGGCCAGCTATGGGCTGGCAATTCGCAGCAGCCGAAGCTAATGCAGTCACCAGCGCCAACCAACGCACAGCGCACCCAATGGGTAACGCAAATCAAAGCATTGAATCTTAGCCAGCCTGATGCGTCAACCTGCCAATCGGCCTGCATCGGCATGGCGGTTGGTGATCAAGACGTTGCGGGGATTCGCCGCAAACTGGCGGCACGCGGTACAGCAGGCGATACCGCCGTGATGGCTGCTGTAATCCGTGAATACGGGCGCCCCTATAAATACGAGGCTAACGCCTCACTGGCGCAGTGCTATGAGTGGCTCAAGGCTGGTGAGTTTTTGATCACCCACGGATGGTTCACGGGCTCCGGCCATGTGATCTGCCTAGATGGACTCAAGATCAACGATGAAACAGGCCGCCGCTACTTGGACGCGAAAGACCCCTGGAGCGAGTTCAACGTGCAGACCTGGCGTTACGACCTGAGCATCAAGTTCTTCGACGGGTTTTACAGCGACCTCCTGATCTACGCCACTTGCGTGGCTGGCACCAGCGTGGGAGATGCGCAATCGATCTACCGCGCTGGTCGGGTTGATGTTAATCGCGGCGGAATGTGGGTGCATCGGTTCCTTACGGCCTAACCGAGCCGAACACCAATGGCCTTCGACCATCAGATTGATGGAACCGAGCTACTGCCCAAGCGCACCACCAAATCAAGATTTAGAGCTTCGATATTTGAGGACTGGGGCAGCCGCTGTGCCTACTGTTCCGAGCCGGCCGACACCCTCGACCATGTTCTGCCGCGGCTCAAGGGTGGGCTGACAGTGGCCCAGAACCTGGTGCCGGCCTGCCGCCGCTGCAACGGGGCGAAGGGCAGCGACAATTGGAGGGAATGGTTCGCTGCTCAGGCGTGGTTCTGCGCTGAACGTGCGGCCATGATTGCTGAGTGGGTGAATAGTTCTCCACAGACTGAGGCATGACTAACGAGCGGACCTATCAATGTCGCCGCACGAAAGCGTGTCGGGCGTGGATTGCTGAATCCGGCATTGAATGGCTGCAAGTTTCCAGCGGGCGGCGGCCTGTGTGTTTGCCGGGCATGTGTCCCAAGGGGAATCGAAGTGATACGACTGCAGAGCTGCTGGCCCTGCAGCTGGAGGTGCGCCGCCTGAAGGCCACTGCCAAGAGCGCCAACGATGGCCAGGAGCGAGCGATCAGCGAAGTGGAGCGGCTGAGGATGCAGCTCTCTACGGCGCTAGACATCCGTGACCCCGACGCCTCGCGGGTGATCACCGCCACCGCCACCGCCACCGATCAGGATTCGATCTCGGTGCCGATCCTGCTGTGCTCCGATTGGCACTGCGGCGCGGTGGTCCGGCCTGAGTCGGTGAATGGGCTCAACACCTACAACGTAGAGATTTTTCACGAGCGAGCCGAGAACCTGTTTCGCAATGCCCTGAAGGTGGTTCGCATGGTGCGATCAAGCACAACGATCACTGAGATGGTCGTATTTTTGGGAGGTGACATGATTGACAACTGGCTCCATCCTGAGCAGATCCAAATGCAGGAGCTAAGCCCCACTCAGCAGATCATTGAGTGTGAGCGGGCAATCATCGCAGGGCTCAACTACCTGCTGGATCACGGCGACTTTGAGCGGATCATCGTGCCGTGTAGCCACGGCAACCACGGGCGCACCACCCAGAAAATGCAGGCCGACAACAGCCACGCCACCAGCTACGAATGGCTGATGTATCAGAGCCTGCAGCGACACTTCCGCAATGAGCCGCGCATCGTCTGGCAGATCGCTGATGGCAATGTGACCTACTTGACCGTGCTGGGTCAGGTGCTGCGCTTCCATCATGGCGACGCTTGCCGCTACCAGGGCGGCATCGGTGGACTCACCATCCCGCTGACCAAGTGGATTCACCGGGCCGATCAGGCGATCAGAGCGGATCACACATTCCAAGGCCATTTTCATCAGCTGACGCTGGGTCCGAACTGGTCGGTAAACGGCAGCCTGATTGGCCCTACCGCCTACGGCCTAAAGCTGGGATTCGCACCAGAGCGCCCGCAGCAGCTGATGCGATTCATTGACTCAGCGCGTGGGTTCACCGTGTCGGCGCCGATCCTTACTGATTGATGAGCCGGGGGATAGATAGCGACTGCGGCGCTCCCTGCTTTCCCCTGCTGGGTATTGTATGGCTTTCAGCCCGAAGGCTTCAGGCTCCCCGGCACAAAAAAGCCCGCACTAGGCGGGCCAGGTTGTCAGTACCAGTCAGGGTGCCTTACTGCACCTAACTGAGTTTCGTTGGCCCATGCAAGAAGTTCATCTTTGATCCAAATGCCATGCGGCCAGCCTCGCTCATCACGCGAGCGATGAGGGGCGTACTGCGGCAATTCGGTATCGAGATTCTTCTCGATGTAGCCTCCAATCTCAGACAGGGCGGTAGTGACAGCCTTGACTGTGCGGAACTTCTTCATTTATCTAGGTGCAGTGGAGGTCTCCCTCCTTGCTTCTATCATAGCATACCGCTGCGGTTCCGCATCCGCACCCGTAACACTGAGTAACACTCACGCCACCACCACCAGCCTGAGCTGCTCACCAACACACCCGCGCCGCTTGCGCTTCATGCGCGGCCGCGGCGATGGCCGCACCCTGCACACCGCCACCAGCACCAGCTGCACCGAGTGCGCCGCCAGGGACGCCTGCAGCCGCTCTAGGTGTGATTCCAGCGCCCGCGTGCTGAGACCCTCCTGCCGGGCCAGCTCGGCGCGTGGAATCTCCACGCCATCAAGGCCCCAGGCCAGCACCAGCAGCCTCTGATCTGACATCGGCAGCCTGGCGATCATGTTGCGCAGCTGCTCAGCTTGCCGCCACCGCTCGCGTTGCTCTTCCTCATCCTCAATGCTGCGGTCAAACGATGCGCAGGTGGCACCCAGCTCAAGGCCGTCGTCGGTGATTACCTGATCAAGGCTGGCGATTGAGCGGCCGTTCTCGATCACCTGCTCAAGCACCTGCAGGCTCACACCCAGCTCATCGGCAATCTCCTGGCGGGTGGGCGTGCGGTTCAGTTCCTGCTCAAGGCGGCGGGTGATTGGACCGATGCGCCCGAGGTGCTGGCAGTGGCTGCCGGGAATCGAGATCAGGCGAGAGTGCTGATCTGCCCAGCGACTGACGGCCTGACGAATCCACCAGTAGGCATAGGTGCTGAACCGATACCCACGGGCCGGATCAAACCGCTCAGCAGCAGTGATCAGGCCCATGTTCGCGGCTTGGATCAGGTCTTCCTGGCCGTGCGCCTTGGCCAACCGGAAGCAGCGCTTGCTCACATAGGACACCGCCAGCCGCAGATTTGCCTGCACAAACCGATCACGGGCGCGCATCCCGCGGCGCCTAATCCCTGGTGGGCATGGCTCAGGGTGCTGCTGCCAGCGCTGGATGATTGTGCCCAGCTCGATCTCTTCGACGGGCGTGAGCAGGGGCGTCCTGCCGATCATGTCAAGCCACCATGAGCCGGCCACGGAAAACGGATCGTGAAGACTGCCCCACTATAGGGGTGCAAATGCGGAACCAAAAGGCTAGGGTTGGCGGGTTCATTGCAATCGGCCCATGACCACCCTCTTCGACCTCACCGGCGAAGCCCTGCACCTTCAACGCCAGATCAACGAATCAGCCGAGCTGCTGTTCAGCGAAGACCCAGACGAGGTAGCCGCGGCCACCATGGCGTTGGAAAACCTGATCAGCGCCGAGAGCGACAACCGCAAGGCCGTCGAGGCCAAGGCCGACGCCTGGTGCTGGGTGATCGACCACATGCGCGCTCAGTCCGATGCCCGTGCCGCTCACGCCCAGCGCCTCAAGGATCTGGCCACCAGCGCTCAGCAGCAGGCAGACGCCTTGCAAGAGCGGCTGATTGCAGCGCTGCAGAAAGTGGCACCAGACGAGACACGCTGGGAGCTGCCTGAGCACAAGATCACCAGCCGCAAGACCACGGCCGTCGATGTCACCGCCGACGCGCTTGAGCTACCGGGGCAGTACCAGCGGATCAAGACCACCATCACCGCTGACAAGACCGCACTGGCCGCAGCGCTGAAAGGTGGTGCGCAGATTGAAG